TTACACAGACCGAATACAACCTTGAACCTATCAACAGATCGCATAAGGTCTTGTGTCTCTTGTGGCAATGCCTTGAAGTCCTTAACATAACCTGAGGGTCTACCACAGTTGAACGTGCCGTAGTTGTCCTTCAGATCCCCATTCAAAGACGTTGCCATTACAGTTCGCAACATTCTACCCTCGCCACCATCAGGCTTTTGATAATGCTTATCGTAGCGCTGAAACTGAAAGCGTTGCATAAAGGGACGTATCGTCACCTTATCACTGTAATATATTGTATCATCAGGGAAGGTCACAGAGAAAGCTCCTACTTTGACTATGGCTACTTCCATAGCCTCGCCCTCTACCTCCTTTGTACCCATCACATTCTGATGAATTTGTTTGATCTCTGCTAAAGCTGATGTGCTTTTTGCAGGTGCGTTTGACATCCCCATTATTTCTGCCAAATCAGCAGGGGATTTACCAATTATGTCTAATGCGTTTTCCATATGTGTTTTTTACTCCTATTATATTAAACGAATATTATCAGACTACATCTTTAACGTCAAGCCAATTATCACCTATCTTTGATTCTAATAGCATTGGAACATTTACATCAATGTCGTAATGACTTTCTATTATCATCTTCAAGTTCTTGTTGACCTGCCGTATTATATTTAAAATTTGCTCTACTTCTGCAGGGTGAACGTCTAGCACCACAGAATCATGCACACTGTTTACTAATACACTCTTCAAGCTATCTATCTTTAATAGCTTTTCTATCTCCAACATTACAATAGGAACTATATCACCTGTAGCAAAGCCTTGTACAGGATAGTTCTTGATCATGGTAAAGTGTGTTGGAGTTCCACTTGCCCTTCTCTCTACTTCAGGAAAAGCATACTGCCTACCTGATGGTATCTTTATTCTTCCAAGATTGATAGCCTCGTCACCTAGCTTCTTGTGCCACTTGGCTATGCCTCTGTACTTGTCCATAAAGTGTGTGTAATATTCTGCCTCAGCTTTCGTTCTACCAAACCCTGTAGCTCCGTAGAGAGGCGCAAAGGTATGTGCCTTAGCTTCTTGCCTAGACGTTGGCTGTCCTGCCTCAGATATAATCTTTGCTGTGTAGGAGTGAACATCAAATCCTGTGGACACTTCTTGCATCGCAACTTTGTCTTGAGACAATAATGCTGCCACCCTAAATTCTAGCTGTGCAAAGTCTGCCTCAAGTATCTTACCCTTCATACCAAACTCAGGATTATTCCAACGAGATACAAACACCTTCTTAACAGGGAACGTACCACCTCTAGGCATATTCTGCATATTAGGATTGCGTCCACTGAAACGTCCTGTGGCTGTGACATGCTGTGTAAGACTAACGTGAAGCATACCATCCTCTTTTGTATAGTGTTCTATGCCATCAACAAAAGCTGAAAGATAACTTGACACAGCACTTTGTCTCTTTAGGTCTGTCAAAAATGCTTCTGCCTCTGACATCTCCATAGCCTTAGCTATATTGATAAGCTGTTCTAGGTTTCCCTTGCTTGTAGAGAACCCATTAGCACTAAGCCACGCTTTTGAGGGAGGAAAGAACCCTAATCCTGCCATTTGTTTTAGCTTAGTAAGCTTATACCCTCGTGTGTCACAGGCTGTGCATCGATTTGGTTTGGCAAAACGTGTCCCATCCTTCTTAGTTTTGAACACCTTGCCCCTTCCGTTGCAAGCTTGACACACACTAGCCTTTGTTTTAACCATCATAGCACTATTGTCCTTGACAGCCTGTTTAAATTCCTCTTTGTTCTCCACGTTCTCAAATACAACTGCCCATTTTTTCTTGTTGTATAGTATCCTAGAGTAAATAACTTGGCTGACCTGCTCAGGAGAGTTAAGATTTATAGGTGTGTCCCCCATTAAGCTCTTGACTTTTACGTTTAACCTATTTTCTATCTGCAATAGCTCGTCCTCAAACTGCTTTCGCACCTCTTTTAGTGCTACTTTGTCTATACTAAAGCCATTCATGTACATTTTTGTTAGCGATTTGCATACTTTGTTAGTGGTATCTCTTACATTCACCAAAGATTCCGACTCAGGCTTGTTGTATTCGTCTAGTAAGCGCCAATATAAAGACCTAGTAACCTTCAAGTCCTGCTCAAGGTACATCGATAGCTCCTCCAAGGGTATCTCGTCCGTCTGAAAGCCTCTCCTGAAGTAATCCTTTAGCGTATCAGACTTCTTCATGTCTAAATCGTAGCGTATTGCACAGTTTTCCAGGCTGACAGAGCCTCTCTGACCACGCTGTAGTATATAATCTCCAAGCATTGTATCAAAGATTTCCCCATCATACTTAAAACCACATGACCATAACCACTGCAGGTCATACTGTAGGTTGTGTCCTATCAATAACGTGGTGTTGTCAAGCACTCTTTGTAGTCTTGCCTGTGCATCATCGTCCTCTATGACCTTCTCTTTATGATCAAAAACAAAAACTGTTTTCTCCTCCTCCCTAAGATGATCCATAATACCTACGAGTGTCAAAGAATTATCAGGCTCAAATGGATCAAGGTGTACTTTGCCGTTACGTTTAGTTGTCGTGTTTTCCACATCAAGTATTATCTTCATGCTGAGTACCTTCCTGTTTCTACATCTAGCTCAACATGAACTGCACCATGCCAACCTGTTAACTTGTTCTTGGCTAATCGAATGTGACGCTGAGGATCGTTACTGTCCTGTCCTTCAATGTCAGGGTTCTTACTAAGTAATAACATCAAATCTGCCTCTGCTGCCTTTCCTGTCTTACTGCCCTCAAGCATAGATTGGTTAACATTTATCTTACCCTCAGCCTCTGCTGATAGTTGGGACATCCAAATGATAACGCAATTATACTTTTTGGCAATGTTTCTTGCGTGAATTGCCGCCTCTTTCAGGTATATATCTGATCTTTCTGACCCTGCTGTTGCAAACTTGTCACCCATATCAAGCACAATGATGTCAGGGTTTATACTTTTAGCAAGCTGTTCCACGTAATCCATGTTCTTATCCGTAGCATCCTTTATAGATAAGAGATTTCTCAGAGGATCGTATCTTTCTAGTGCCAACTTCCTGTTCTCTAACACCTGATCGCTAGACATGTTTGACTTACAGTACAGGTATCTCAGACCAACACGCTTGTATGCCTCCTCATTACACAGCACAACACATCTTGCTCCCTGATCTATAAAGCCACCCTCAGAGGCAATAATACTAGCGTGAAAGGATGTCTTACCTGTATTAGGTCTAGCACCCACTATAACAAAGTGACCACCACTCAGCCCCTCCACTCGCCTACGCAACGAGGGTATGTTAAACTTCCATTGAAACTTTAAGTTAAGATGTTCGACTAGTGTGTTGAAAGATATATCGTCACCCTGAAACCTAAAGCTAGGTGTGAAGTCGTCCTGATAATTATCCAAGATATTTCTAAGAGGCTCAAGGTTATTCTTTGTACCATTCACATAGTCAAACCCTATGTTAGCTACCTCTTCTCCAACCATTTGCTGAAACAACTTAGACAAAACTTCCTTGGCTATATCGTTGTTCATTGGCTCTTCCTTAGACAGCTTACTAAACAACACCTCAAAGGATGCCTTGTTTGCTGAGGTCATAGTGCCGTTGTCAGAAAAGAACAAAGCCTGTAGCTCTGTCAGGGATAAGTTCCTCTCGTGTTTTCCCATAGCCTCATCCAAAGTATTCTTAATTTTGCGTGTATCTTTGCTGAAAAGTCTATCAGGACACTTACTACCTTTGTGATCCTCATAAAAATCTTTCTGCATTAAACTTCTAATTAGCGCTAGTTCTATCATTCTGTATCTTCTCCTCTATTAATCCATTAATAAGACCCAACATCTTGTCAAAGTCTTCTTTACCTAAATTCTCTATGTAGAACCATTCGTTAGCTCTCTTACGGCTTAGTCCCTCAGCCAAAGAGTGAGCCATCTTTTCTGCCACACCTCTGTGCTTAAACTTTTTGTAAGTAACTATCTCGTAATCCCTGTGAGGACTACCTGTCTGATAGCTATTACATCTATCTGTAGACTCAATAGCTTTGCCTATCTTGTACCAATTACTCCACGCAGGATTCCTAAGTACGTACACTTCGCCCTCGGTAGACATAACATAGTTAACCAAAGAAGAAAATGCTGCATCGTTAAAAGACTTATATCTTCCAGGTCTATATAATGGATGCGTTCTAGATACGTATCTACCATCTACGTACATCCTTAACTTATTAACTATAGGGTTCTTTATAGTGTTTATGCTCGCTTGGTATGAGGCGTGACATCTGTTACACGTACTATGCTTTGTCCGTCCTTTGGAAACTGTGTCACCCACAATCAACTCCACATTACACTTACTGCAAAAACCTTTAACCATCTATCATCTCCCTTAATTTATCAAAATCTTTCTGACGTTTGTATTTTAGATCATCTTCTATCTGTAGTCCATAAACTTCTGATGGATCACAGTAACTTTTTAACTCTTTAGTATACTGAATAGTCTTACCAACAGCGTCAGGATCAAGAGCCACAATAACTTTGTCAAAGGTATCGATGTATTCC